CCTCCTGTAATTTACCAATTTTATCGTTCAATTTACTGATTTCTCTATCTCTATTATCAACTGAACGAAGTAATCTACTATTTACCTTACCACCATCCAAAATTTTACCCTGATTGGTGTTAGATTCAGTAATTTGAGTGGATAATTGGGTAATTTGGGTGTTATTTTGGTCAATTTTCGTTTGCCACACCGCAACTTCCCTATCCACTTGTTGTAATTGTAAGGATTGCTGTTGGAATGCATTGGAAAGGTAACCAAATATACCCGCAGAGGTAATTATCATCAGGATACCCACCGAAATCGTTAAATACCACTTATTAAACCCCTTAATCTCATCCCAAGTCTGTTTTAGGTAGGTTGCAGCCACTAATTTAGCGAATTCTAATGCACCAGCCATTACCATCACAGAAATAGATGCTCCTGCGAAGAGAACACCTAATCCTGTTACGGAAAAGTATGCAGCACAACCCGCTATAATAATAGCTGATAATCCAACTAATACCTTTAACCAATTCATTCTTATCCTAATGTAATTAAATCGTTGTTTGTGTCGATTAAGTTCTTAACTTCTTCTAATAAACGAATTGCTTCTACGTTATTAGCCGGTCTCCCACCATTCATCATATCTAATACGATACGAAGTCTTTGTTTTGCTGCATCATTGTTATCAATGATTCTTTGTTGAAACTTTGCCATAATTGTTTTGTTTGTTGTATATTATAAATATATATTAAATAAAAAAGGAAGACTAGTATTAGTCTTCCTTACAAAGATAGGTATAATTTTTCAATTAACCAACTTTAATCGTAACCTTTTTTGGTTTTAGTTCTTCCTTCTTAGGAATAGTTAAATACAGAATTCCATTAGTGATTTTAGCTGAAGTTTTCTCTCCATCAAATTTATCTCCTACTGAAATTCTATCATTAATAGTTTGAATTAATTCATTTTCAACTTTTGATAATTCTCTTTTTATTGATTTTACAAATATTGCATCTTCTTCCAATTCAATAGTAATATCATCTTTACTATGACCTAAAACTGATAAAGCAATAACTGCCTCTTCTTCTGTTACATCAATAGATAATCTTGAGTTTTGGTATTTCACAGTTGGTGGTGTAAAAACTGCATTGTTGAAAAACGAATCAAACACTTCATCAAGTGTTGTGTAATTTTTTTTAGTTGTGTTGTACATAATTTTTTTGTTTAGTTTATTATATAAAAACAATTACCATACCACCGAAGTGATATGGTAAAATTGTCAGTATATTAGTGAAAAAGTGTCAGTATTATGCAAATGAATTTATGGTCTTAGGGGGTGTATATGGTACAATTGGAGCCATATTATTATTGATAAGATAATCATATTCATTCTTAATTCCTTTCCAAAAAGCTTGGCCAGTTTCTTTTGTATCAGGAAATCTATCATTTGTATATTCATTGGTAAATTTCATTCTAAGCCAAGATAAAAATTGATGATACCTATCTTTAATAGCCTGATTAGTATTGTATAATATTCGTATATCAACTATAATATCTCTCATAACAGTACCACTAAAATTTCTATTATTATTAGTTAATTCTGTCATAAAATCTAATAAAGGTTTTATTTGTTCCGAATATTCAGTCTCAGTAATTCGATATGTTCCGTTTTTTATTTGCTTCATATCATCGAAATCAAGTGAATCAGTATGACAGAATAAATAAACTGGATTGGCTTCTCCCCATTTTTGTTTTTTAGCTAAGTTCATAGCGTGTAATATTTTACCATATGAATATACACCATCTAAATCATTTAGCAATTCTAAATTACCTTTATGAGAGGAAACATAATTTTTCAATTTCCAGCCAGCATATGTAGTATTGGTAGTAATCAGAATTTTATGTAACAAATCAATATCATCTGAAGTAACCCAAGGTACATTAGTACAAGCTATATCAGGTATAACATATTTCTTTTCGGATAACTCTTTCAAAGAATAATATCTAGTATGACCTTCAAAAATCATATAAAAATCTTCATTAAACCATTGTCCTTCCGTAATACCAATTGGTAGTTTAACCTTTTCCTCCCACATCTTTATTTTTGTTTCAGGTCCAACTGGTACAACATTAAGTTGAGTAAAAAATCCGTTTTTTAGAATAGAACCCTTAATAGTTGGGATATTCTTAACATTCAAATCTCTGTTATTTGGATGAGGTATAATTCTATCAAAAGGAATAGATTTAGGCTCAGCCATTTTAACTACCTTATCAGGATTTAATATAACACTTTCATTAATAATGAAAGATTCACATTCTGATTGACCTTCTAATACATAGATTCCTCTGGATACTAAGTCTTTAACATTCTTAGCATATGCCTTATCCCCTTTATTCCATTCACACATAATAACCATTCTGATATCCATTGTCTTGAGAACATTAAACAATGTTACAATTTTTGTTACTTCAGCTGAATTAATAAAAGTTTTTGCTTCTATCCAATTTTTTTCATACTGATAATCAGCTTCTCTATCAGAGAAACCATCATTGATTGTAAAAAATTCGGGTTGAATTCCCGCTTCTTCAAATTTGTCAGCTATGTAATCCTGCCACTCATCACCATGAATATATCGGGCTTTCATAACTTCGCTGGCCAACTGTTTAGTGGATACACCACCGATTGTCGATTTTGCCATTTTGTTTTGGTTTTAAATTGTGTGAAACTTTAGAATAGGTGTTCACTATAACCTTTATTTTTATTTTGTAAATATACAACTTTATGCCTAATCTACCAAATTAATTTTAAAATAAGTCTCCCTTCAATCCTTGCTGTCTTTCAATAACAGTACTCATATGGTCTGCCCAATGTAGGATATACTGAATAGTGTAACGAAGGTACTTAGAAGTATCATATACTTTGTAATACTTTTCATTGTCTTCATCATAAACACCATCTGTTAATTTGATACCAAACCATTCTTTATCTGATAAAGTAATACCATATTGACCTAGTGTAAAGAATCCTCTATCTGTAATAGCCATAAAAGGAATTGCTTCATTTCTTTTAAAGTATTCACCTCTGTTCTTAATGTGCCAATCTGAATCATTAGCAACATAATGAAGCTCTCCTTTAGTGCCTAACTTACCTAAATCATGATGTAAAGCTGAGAAGATTAATTCTTCATCTGTGAAATCAATAGTACCCCCACATTCAATAAAAAGATTCTTCATCTTCAGAGAGTGTTTACAAACATTAAAAATATGGTCAATATAACCACCCTCATATGCGTAGTGAAAGTTCTTATTACCACTTGCAGGTGATAACATCAAATTAGGACCTAATTCGTCCATTGAGTACATATTCAAAAGTTTTTCCTTTCTTTCTCCTGTGATGTACTTATCTACGATTCCTAAGAATTTCTTGTAATTAGTCTCTAGCTCTTGATTCGTGTAACTTTTCATATTCTTTTCTTTTTTTTTGTGTTTTAAGTTTTATTTTTTTAAGCTTTTCTTTTATCTGTCCTGGTATTATGATACTATAAAAAGATACCACAAATATACAAAAAATTTTTCAATTTTACAACTTTTCCCCAATTTATTTTTCGAGTGGGTATATGGTAAGTTTCGTAAGTACATAATACAGTATATCAACCTCCTCTACCGATGTGCAAAAACCTAACCCACCACTATCGAATAATTCTACAATATATTCACCCTCATCTAATCCAATCTCTTTCCATTCATTGTTATATGAGGAAATAAGGCACATGCAATTCGGGTCTAATGAATCTTTTGGTAATCTAAGTAAATAATTATAGAATCCACCACCATCATCTTCCAATACTTTCTCAAACCCCAACTCTTCTAATTTTTGCTCCGTAATAGGAGTCAATTCTAATTCTATTTTAGATTGCTTCATTTATTCTAATACAATTTTTTCTAATATAAATAACCTAGAGTTATAATTACTAACTTTGATAATCATAGTATCTCCTTTCATATTATAGATAGGTGCAATCATAGTGTTTATTTCTCCATTGTCTCCACTGTAAGAGGATGAATTGATTGTTGGTACTAATTCATCTTTGGAAGCAATTAAAGGTGGCAGCTTAACGATTTGGTACTGACCTGTGAAGTAATTGATATACGTCTTTGTAATTGTAGCAACGGTATCATTTCTTCTAAGTAACCAATACAAATTACTTTCCCATTCTACTTTTTCAGCGGGATATGGTTCTTTTCCATTTACTAATATCGTACCATTTACTCTGTGTACCGTTTGATTTTTAGTTCTATCTAATTTAAGATGATAATACCCATTTGCATCTTTAGGGAGTGAACCTATTCCGTTTTGATTCATTACACCATTAATTTTTAATGTGTAAGTTTTAACAGGAGTTGGTATATCTACATCTTTTGTACACCCAAATAAAAATAATATCGGTATTAACTTTTTTATCATAAACCAACTTTAGCAAATCTTTCTGAATTAAACCCCTCATCTCTTTTAACATCAACTGCTAATGCTCTTGGTACTTCCGGAGTTCCTTTGGAGTTGTTGTTGATTAAGATTCTTTCATCTCTTCCGATTCCCATTACTAACTGATGATAAAGAATACCCGCAGTTATCATTTGTTGTTTAGTAATCTCTCTCAACTCTTCTGGTCTCGCAGTAGTTAAAACAATGTAGTGTCCGGCGTTCATCCATTCGGTCATCTTTTCTTTAACACCAGGTAGAACATTTACTACATTTGGGTTTAAATCATTGAAATCTACTTGCTCAATTAAAGTACCATCAATATCACTAAAAATTGTTTTAAATCCTTTTTCTCTTACACTCATTTTCTTTTTGTTTATTTTGTTATTTTCTTATTTTATAAATACTCCGGTCCGTATGCACTATAACGAGCAGTTCCATCCATAATGTTTCCCCTCGCATGCTTTGCTGGTGATTTCCAACTCGCTGGTTTTAGTAAGTCACCTTTCTTAATTGGTGCTCCTTTTAAATCACCATCTACTCTACTGATGAATCCCCAACAAGAAGTTCCATCCCATAAACGAATGAACTTATTACCAATTTCAACGGTCAAATCGGTTTTACCCCACATATGACTCATATCTTTGTAACGTTCTTTACGAAGTTCATTTACCTTTGAAATGAAGTTTTTTACTATTGGATTTGTTTCCAAATAATTGATAGCCTTTTCGTTTGTTGTTCTCATAATGTTTATCTCTTAGTACATAGTAAAGGTACTAAATCGGTATGATATATCCAAGCATTTAATCAATTATTTTTAGGAAAATTGAAATATTTTTCGTTGATTATCAATGAGTTATGTAATAAAAAACCCCTAATATGTAAAACATTAGAGGTCAATTACTTACATAAGGAACTCAATTTCCCTACTAACAAAATCATAGTTGAATTTGATAGGGTCTTGAATTGCTTCATATCTTAAGTTACAGGTACTACCATTAAAGGTATAAATATCACCCCACTCATCTTTATATGGTATAGTTCCCCATCCATATCCTTCGTGAATGTGTCCAGCAAAGTGTAAGTGAGGTTTAACTTCGTGCAATCTATGATACAAATCAGCACAACCTACATTTTCGTTTGTATTAGATGTTCTATCATTATATCCATAAATTGGAGAGTGAGTAATTACTATATCGGTATCCAATGGTATTTGATTCCATATTTGAGCCGCATCATAACCTCTATCTACATTGAATCCCCATCCATATCCGAATGTAGGTGAATAAGGAGAACCCCATATATTCAATCCTTCTATCTTAACTGAGGTATTTTCTAAATAGTAAACTCCGTTTGGTAGATTGTTTAGAGTATCCTCTAACCATTGTGGCTTACCTTCAGAACAAGATGTATCATAATCGTTTCTACCCCTACCCTCAAAATGAGCCAATTTATCCCTCAATAGAATCTCTCTATCAAACGACATATCGTGATTACCTGCTATGAAGATTTTATGAGTGTAATCTTGCTTATCAAACCATTTAATGAATTGTTCAACTTCGTGCTTTCTACCCAATGAAGATATATCCCCACTATGAATAAGGATATGCCCACCTGGCAACTTACCATTAAGCTGATTGTGTTTATTGTGGGTATCTGATATTGCTGTAATATTATATTTCATAACCAAATATACGAAAAAAATCTGATAAAACCAAATTATTTATTATACTGAATATTAAACAATAATGCAAACCTATTTACATCTTCCGTTACTTTACTTACTTCATGAAACGGGTCGGAATCTTCGGTGAAATTAAGAAACAATATATCAGCGAAGTTTGGAACTATTTCTTCATCATCAACTATGAACAACCCACCATATTCTTTTTTATAATCTTTATTTAAATATATTAATACATTGGCAGGTTTTTGATGTGGAAATTTTTCATATCCATCTGGCTTTCCATCCCTATGACCTCCTAATAAACATCCTTTTGTGTAAAGTGTTAATAATGGATTTCCTGAAAATAACGTATGTTTCTTTTTACATTGTTCACCAAATAATTCAAAAGATTTATCAATTATCCATTTATGTGTGGTAGGATAATCCTGCCAATTTAATTCTCCACCATTTAAACATAATTGACCTATTCTAGAATCTCCTTTATCCACATACCAATTGACAATCATATCCATAAAAGATTTAGCTTTGGTATGCGATTCATGTACCTCCATCATACCAAAATGCGCAGACCCTCTATGAAGTGTTTTAGTGTATCGTTCTAAATCAGTTGATATACTATATATCTCATCTAATTCTTCCTTTAAATGATTTACATCGTATAAATTCTCTTTGTGGTACGCACCTTCCATAATTTTGTATTTATGTTATAATTATACATATAATCGTTTTATTAAAATGTTTTGATATGAAAAAAACCTTCACTATAGATTTCGGTAAGTTTGATGAGAACCGTTTAACTTCCGAATATTCATTGGATTTTGAAGTACAAGAAAATCCCATTGCCAAATTATGGTATGAAATGCTAGAGGGACTACTTAGGGATGAAACCTGGAAGTTGGAAACCCGTTGGGGAGCATTTAAACTACCAACCCGTCATCCTAAGATATTAGTAGATAAGTTAAAACGATGTGTCGAAACGATTAACAACTCTGATTGGTTTGAGTATCATATTATAGAATCCGATATGATTACTGAGGATTATCCAATGGAGGTTCATAATATAATCCACCACCATTTTGAAACCCTAATTGGACAAGTGTGGAGGCCATCCGAATATTGGAATAGAATATGTGAAAGACAAGATTGGGCTCTTATAAATGCGGTTAGAGGATTAAACGACCTTTCACATGAAATAGAAGAATGGAATATGAGGGGAGATGCTACAATTTATACTACCTTTATGAATGGAGTTTCTCCTATACAAAAAGTAGAGCTACCAAAAGAAGCAGATGAATGGTTTACATTAGATGGTGCATTTGGTAGAGGTTATCTTCACTACGCGCAATTAGGAAAGACGTGGCAAGAAGTGTGTATTGATGATGATGACCAAATAGAACCAGGTAATATTTCCGAACACCGATTACTTAGTGGAGAATTTGATTTACAATTTTCTTTATTTGACAGAACTCACGAAGGAATGATTGAGGCATTTGGTATGAGAGATAAACTCGCTAAATTTGAAAAAACACCAGAAGATAAAAGTTTAAGATTGGGATATTGTCCTGTATTTGATATTAAGGGACAGAATAAGTTTAGTACGTTGGATAAAGAAAATATAATTGATGGTATTAGAAATCATCCGCAAATTATACGAATGAAATTTAGTGATGTAGGTAGAGCATTTACTCCATACTACGACCCATACTAATCAACTTTTCCGCTAAAACTTTATTACCTTCCTCCGATAGATGTAAATCTTCCTTTGAGTAAGTTAAATCATTTTTCTTAGCCCAATTAAGGCAAGATAACTCATTTCCGAATCGGATGAAATTAATTTTATTAAGTAATGGAGTAGACTTGTACCAACTATCAAAGTATATGAATATAATTTTAGAACCTATTTTTTCAATGCTACTTTGTATGTTATATAATGAATACAATAATTTATTGTACTCATATTCATCATTGTATAAATATTTTTGGTAATCTCTATACAATTGTAATTTTTTTTCATAAAAATCAATTGAAGTAACTTCATTCTCATTAAACATTACTTGAAAATTAGAAACAACTTCATCTCCTCTTTTAGCATTAACCATATTCTGTAAAGATATTAGGTTTCTAAACTTAGAATCGTAGTAAGAATATCTAGTTAGAAATGTAGGTTGAAATAGGATTAGTGAATCTTTTAATTCATATTGGTGGTATCGTTTATTGAATTCATTTATGATAGCCTCATTGGAGTTTCCAGGTATAGAATGATTCTGATACTGAACTCCATAATCATTGGCAACCAAATCAACAAATCCTTTGGTAAAATCCTGTCTCCAACAAGAGAAAGAACAACCAAAGGATATAATGCTATTTATCATAAATTAAATTGGTGGAGGTGGAGGGAGTCGAACCCTCGTCCAAATACGGATTCAATAAACATCATTCACAAGCTTAGTTAGTTTTTCTTAACTAACAAAATATTCGGTTGGTTCTTCACCATCGGCAACCGATAAACAATGGGTGATTCGATTTTGGGTTCAATCACTTTTCCACCTTGGTACACATTCTATTTTAAGTCCCACGATGTGTGCGGGAGGGATTAGGCTGCTAGAGCGTAATCAGCACCAACGAATGCCATAGCATCTTCGAAGGTCATTGTAGATAATTCTACGTCATTTATTGTTCGATAGGTATTTAAGGATTTCCATCTAACCCTGCTTGCAACTTACCAACTCATCGTACCTGTCAAAACCAGGCACCCCCAATTATTTTTACTTAGAAAAGTATTTTTCAATTGCTTCCAATCTATCATCGGCATCTATTAACGTATGAAGAGCTTCCTCTGCATTGCTATAGAAATCTTTTGTAGAGTGGTCACCAATACCCACACCTTTATTTCCTAAAAGGTCTAATGTGAGTAATGCTTTAGCTTTATCCGCTTCAGCTGAGGTTTTCAACATTAAAATTAATTTTTCATTCATATAGTTTATTTTTACTTTTTATAGAATATAAATATCGGTTCATATTTGTAGAACTGACCACCTATCTTCATACTATTTTTAACACCACTCAAATCAACTCCCGTCATAGGAGACATTGTCATTCGGATTTTACCTTGATACTCCATACCTAATTCGGTTAGTATATCAATTGAATCTTGTTCCAATGGATAGAAACTTTTTCCTATCTTAATATCAGCAATGTTCCATAATATATATCTGTCATTTCGCAAATACTCAAATGCAGTTACTAAAGTAGGTCGTAAGAACCCATCTCTCCAGCTCTCATAGTTTCCAAACTTTTTAAATGATTGAGTTTCATCATCGGAATATCTTTCTCTATCAAAGTAAGGAGGTGAAGTAAATATAAAATCTAAATTACCTTTATACTTTTGGAATCCTTCTTGCTCACTAATAATCTCTGAGCCTGTTCTGTAAATCTCATAGGTATTTTTATGTCCCCAAAATGGATTACACGCTCCAGGTATTTTAGAGTTAAAGAATTCAGCTAAGTACTCATATCTACTCTTACCAATTTCAGGAATATAATTCTCTGTATTAGGGTCATTACCTATGTAGTGAATGTTTCTATCATCAACCGATAACGCACCTAATATTCTACCTCCCCAACCAGAAGATGGGTCATAGATATTAATTTGTTTTTGGTCTTTAATATGGTTTGTATATTTCTGATACAAATACTTTGCAGTTAGTGGAGGAAAGTTTACAGCTGCTTGTGTACCCATTCCAATTCTAAATGCCGCAGTTGCTTCAGGAAAAATAGTTTGCCCTAATGGATACCACTTTAATTGAATAGGTTGTTTTTCTAATTCAGTTAATGCATCAATATCTTCTCCCCAATTAGCAGTTTTAAGTGATGAAATATGCTTATATTCAATCACACCTGCTTTGTATAATTCCTTTACCTCTTCGGCAGTAATTGGAAGAGATGGAATTCTACTATCAGTTTGAGCTAAACAAAAATCATGTCCATCCCATACATCACCACTCATCCATTTTTCAATCCACTCTTTACCACTAGCTAAATGTGTATTGTGATGTTCTTTATTATCCTTCTCCAATGTTTTAGAGAAACGATACATAGCATCTTGTCTTGTCAATCTCCTCATTTGTTTTGCAAACTCAGGAAGAAATTCATCATTACAAAATATATCGTAGATAGATGGTTTTGGTTTATCATAAGAAGAGCCACCGATTCCCGTCTTATACATCGCGGGAAAGAATTGATTTACGGGTGTTGCAAATTTATTAAAATTAAAAATTACATCATTACCCTCATCATCTTTCTCCTCAAACTTTTCCACCTTATAGGTTTGTAGTTTAGAGAATTGGTCTATAATCTCAGCCTCCGAAGAACCGATACGTGGAGGTGCACCTGTTTTGTTCCACTCATCAACTACGGTCTTACGGAACATAGCAACCCACTCTTCAAATTCGGTAAGTGTCATTTTAAGTACATCCTCATATTTTAAGTTAATATGGGGTTCGTTAAAATAATCACACTTTTCGTAAAAATACTTCTTTTCTGACATTATAGTTTTATTAGTCTTTAAAGATACGAAAAAAAATCCATATATCCAAATAAATTATTCTCTAATTGTATCCAATGTTACACAATGAGGGCCACCACTAAAGGTTCTAGCGTGCCTCATACGGACGGGTATAGAATCTACCCCATACTTCTTTAATTCTTTCATAAGAGGGATTTGTCTTTCCTCTACTATCATTGTATTCTCATCATAAGATAGTGTATTCATTCCCAACCAGGGTGATGCTTCTGCCCAATGTTCTAAACAATTTGTCTCCACCATCTCAGGAGAGTATATAACCTCCCACGATTGAAAGATTTTAGGTAGGTTAGTACTATTTACCCTTTTCGGATTAACTAAGACCAGTCCCTCTCTAATGAGTACAAAAGTGGTATCAATATGAATGAATGCATACACATCTTCTATTGGATGTACATTATACTTTTCTTTCATATTATCATCTAACCATTTTTGAAGATATTCTGCTCCTGCTCTATTACCGGTGTTGGAAATTAGGAATAGTATATCGTTATTACACTTAAGGATGTTAGCCGCATCAAATACGGGTTCATCGTTCCTTAATGTAGGTGCAGGTAATAACCCCCTATCGTATATTGAATCTAATAATTTTGGTTTAGGAAAATCCACCCAATGTGATTCATCGAATAAATGTTTAAATGCTCTAGTTTCATTTTGTCTTTGGCGGAGAGCCATAGGAGTAGCAATAACTTTATCTTCTATAATCAACATAGAATCTCTAGGGCAGTATCCATAGTATCCATCTACTTCCCAATTTTCAGTTGAATACTTCTCACTCCAATCAATTAGAGAAGGCCTATGTACTTTAACACCCAACCCTTCTAATGTAATTGATAGGTTATCTAAATCCTCTTTCGTTTCCTCAATCATCCATTTAGGATAAGTTCCATAGGGTATCTTACGAAATTGGTCGTCTGTATAATTAGCGTAATCAATCGTATGTAAAGATTTATCTCTTATAGTAGGAATCTGAGCAAACTCTGGTCTGCCAACTATTATCTCTTTTAGTTTGCCCCATTCATTTCTTATATAAGGTTTGATACTCATATTAATCAATAAATGCTGCTTTAGCATCCCTCTTAGAAAGAATAGGAGTTTGTGTAGGCCAATCTATTCCTAACTTAGGGTCATCCCATCTAACTGTTTTTTGTTTAGTATCATCGTTATACTCTCCTTCGTATGCCATTTTATATGTGAAAAGAGAATCATCTGTTAGAACGTAGTGACCGTTTGCAAACATCGGAGGGCAAAGTATCTGTATTTGAGTTTGAGGAGACATTATAAATGTTTCTGATTTTAAATATGTTTCCGAATCTGGTCTCATATCAACTAACACCGTATATAATGAACCCAAAGGACAACTTAGTAGTTTCCAAGTCTTATCATCATAATGTAATCCCCTCAATACACCTTTATATGATTGTGAGAATCTATCGTGCTTAAATTGTAAATCAGTTGGTAATACTTTTGGGAAATAATCCGAATGAAATGTAGTCCATATAGAACCTCTAAATTCATGATAAACTGAATTGGATATAATCTTTACATCCGTCAAAACCTTACCACTATTGACATGAAACTCATCCCAATTTTGGTTTTTGTAAAATAACTTTTCCATTTTTTAAGATAAATGTTTTTCTTTAACTTTATTTATAAAAGATTGTATTGCGTTAGCTGTTTTAACCTTTACTTCAGTTGTAATTGGTACAATTAAAACTTTAATAACGGTTTGAGGTCTATCTATTTTATTTACAAGCATTTTGTTTATTTTTAATATTATATTATTTTATTGGATTCACAATACAGTTAGGACACCACGCTGAATAACACCAGTCTCCGCAGAAACTCCATGGACACCAACACGGATTATGCATAACTCCATAATTACCTGCTCCTAAATCAACTAAGAAAAGGTCAGATGGTTCAAAATCTAAAGCATATACCATCATCTTTGTGTGTTCCATTTCCAATTCTGCAATTTCTAATGTAGTTAATTCAGAAGTTTCAGCATTTGTGATTACTATTTTATCACCCACATACATTTTATTTAAAATCTCAAATCTAGTTGCAGATGAACCTGATTCTTCTATATAGTATGTACACGCAGGAGAATCTATCCAACTTCTACCATCTGTAAGAGTAACTCTAATAAACATTGTATCAACTGAAGCAGATGTAATGTGGTTTAAACTTGATGAGGTCTGAGTTAATGTATCTCTAGATTGTTGTAATGTACTTTCCCACCCTAATACATCTAATTTTCCTTCTTCAAAATTAGCTCCATGATTACCATTGAAATCAACAAAATCAATAGAACGAATATAAGTACCTAATTGTATAGTATCTGCTCTTTGTAGTGAACCGGTATAATCTACAATTAAAGAATCTTCATCAGTATGATATTCTTGTTTTACATCATCTACTACCTTTGTGATATACTTATATCTACTTTTTTGGTCTAATTTTGTTGACCCACTTTTAAATTCATTTTCAAATGTTGCCATTGGCAAAATAGAAGAGTGTCTATACCCTCCCATATTAATAACATCCAATTCACTTCCATATACAATATCAATACTTCTAATTATAGAATATCTATCCTCAACTACATTATCAGATGAATATATGAATTCTTGAACTAAATAATCGGTTGGTAAACTTACCTTTATATTATTTAATTGGTCTAAATCAGAAACTGTATGAATTTCAGGATATGTACCCCTATCATACTGAGGATACCTTGCCTTTACCACAACATTTGGATTTGATAAATCAGATGTATCTACATTAGATAATGTATCGATTCCCAACTCTGAATGAGATTGATATGTGTTTGGTATATAGTCTGAACCACTCATTAGATTAAAAAAACCAAATTTATCAGCACAATACGTTTCATCTATTAGTGCAGTTGTATCATAAGATTGTCTTAAGATAAACTTAGTCGAAGAATCTTCTATATAAGGTACAGTAATAGAACCCATTGGTACAACATAATCATTAAATGAGATACCATTTTCGGAACACTTTTGTTCTAAAATTTCCTTAAACTTATATGGTTCATAAAGAGGAATGAATGCATCGGTTTCCGTCCAAATAAAATGAAATTCGGTTATCCCATTTGAATTAAGCATATCAAACAAACTATCATACTCAAGCATTTCAGCTCCACGATTATAAATAGTTGTATTTGTGTTAGTTTCTATAAACTTGACATCTCCATTGTGTTCCAATAAATCACTGCCAATTATCACTCCTTTCATATAGTATTCTGTTAATTTAGTATAAATATCTGTTTTTTATATTATAGTGTCTTTAGTTTTTTTAGGTATTCGCTTCATATATTTAGAATCAATTTCTTCCCATTTCTCCATTGGACAGGGATTAAACATAGGAGAAAATACTTTTTTACTCAATGGACATCCACATAACTTACATACCGTAGACCATTTAATTCCCTTAAGTGTCTCTTTTCTATGTTCACAAGATTTACATATTTCTAATCTATCCTGTGCCATAGATTTTTGGGTTTCTGTTGGATTTTTTGAAATCACCCAAGCTTCAAATATTTCTCTATAGTTTGGTATCATATTATTGAGTTATTACTCTTTGGAGATTCATAACGTTCGTATATAGAATCATATCTTAACATAAATTTACTATCCAATTGTATATTAGTTTCTATGAATGAACTTGAATTTATATGTTTCAATTTAAATTCACTATTAGTGATGTTAGATACCCATTCTTCCAATTTATACATTTCATCGATATTAAACCAAATAATATTTTTATGATGAGTGTGCCAATGTGAAAGAGGAGTCAATAAAATATCAATTATATTAACAACGTATCGATATGAGTCATTATACTTTAATTCAGGCATTATATCAAATAAATATTCTTTTATAATATCGTATCTATTTTTCTTTGTCATAACATCACTTGTATGAAAAAAAAATAATTCATCCAATGTAAATTTAGAAAACTTATATGATAATTCTTTTAACTCAATTCTATCTAAATCAAATATAATATGCTTATATAGGGAATAAAATCTATCATACTTATTTCGATTTACCGAGATTATAGGTAAATCATAACCAAATTTCTTTTGCAATTCCGATAGAGGTTCGTGTGCATGTTGTATAAAATTCATTATATCCGATTCATTCATAGAATTAAAATCTATTTTAGAATTATCAAAATCACCTTTAGTATCTAAGTTTTTTACATCTATACCATTTACTATACAAGAATAATGAAATGAAGTTGAACCACAACGAGGTAATGAAATATATAAAAATTTATTATCTACTAACATTATACCAAACTTTTTTCTTTTTTAATCATATCAAAACCAACATTACCTGCTAATACAACTCTATCTATTGTAGAATTTGGAGCATTATTTGGAGAGTGTGGCATCCAACCTTCCATTACTATTAAATCATCTTCTTCAGGTCGTATCCAATATTCTTTACCATTTTCTCCTTTAAAATATAATACACCATCTTCACCTTCCATTATATCAGGCATTTGTATATAATATACATAGGTGTAATGTGGAATGAATGATTTTGTTTTTTTATTAATTTCTGTATGAGTATGGAATTTGTTCTTTTCATCATAGAAATTTTCTTGTACAGGTTCTTTTGAGCGAACTACATTTACCCACGCATCCGTATTAATCTTATTAAATTCTTTATGAAATTGTGATTTGTATATTTCTTTACATTTATCAATTCCATATTGACAAACCTCATCCAATTTGTTTTCTATTGTAAAGTTTCCATTGAAATTTATATCATTAATCCATTCTTTTTTATATCCAAAACCATCGGTACGAACTACTTCTTTTAAAGAGCTTATTAAATTATTAGCTTCCTTTAAGATGGTATCTTTATGAGGTGATAAATTTAATTTACCTTTCCATATAAATGTAGTATCATCGAAGTAGACCTTTTCCATATTATATTAATTCTTTGTGTAAAACCTTTTTGTTTTTCTTAAAAATCATTTGGTAATTGTATATAAAGAAAGTTAATTCGGTTTCACCAACCTCTTTTAAATCAAACATTTTTAGTAATTCAGCATTTGTTTTTGGTATCAAATTATTATTATCATCTAATATTAATTTTAGTTTTTCTGGAATAGGCATTTCGTATGATGCTTTCCAAAATGGAGTATCGAATCTTTCTGCTAAATAATGATACCTAACAAACATCATATTCTGTTCATTAACACTTGCACATGAATCATTAAACCTATCTCTATAAGATACATCAAATTTAGCACTTATCAATCTCTTTAACTGCATTATCGTCGACATCAATGAGGTAGCCTCTAACGGCTCTATAAATCCAGAAGATAAACCAATAGCAACACTATTACCTATCCAACTTCTTTTATGTCTACCTGGTTTAAAATCAAATACTTTTTGTATAGTAATTTCTTTACCAATATAATCCTCTACTTCCTTCTTAGCTTCTTCAACAGTAATGAATTCTGAATTGAATGTATATCCACATCCCCATCGGTGTTGTAATGGTATCTGCCACATCCAACCTGAATTCATTGAAATCATATTAGTATGTGTTACATCTCCTATTGAGTATTGATTTTCTTGTGGTAAGAAATATGCCATAGCTGTATTCAACAAAAGATATTTAGAATAATCAATCCATTCCTCATTATGAACCTTACCTATAATAACTTTAGCGAATCCACTACAATCAAACACAAAATCCACATCTTTAATATCAATTCCTTCCTTAAGTGAAATAGAGTGAATATCATCACCATCTTTACTTACATTATCAACTTCACCATCAATCCACTTAACACCTCTTGATAACGATACCTCCTTTAGATATTCCGCTACCATTCTAGCATCAAAATGATATGCGTAGTTCTGTTTATATTCATTTGGTTTAGGTCCGGTAAAAAGATGTGATGAACTTTTACCATCACCTGTCCAATTTGATAGAGTTAATCCGAGTTTGCTAGTACATCCAGTTCTTTTAAAAAAATCATTTTGGTTTATTTCCAGCAAAGATAAAAATGCGCCAAAGTTAGGAGTAGCACCCTCACCTGCTCCCAATATTCCAATCTTAGAACTCTCTATTAGAGTAACAGATGAATCTTTCCAAAATTTATTAACAGATAAAGCGGTTAACCAACCAGCAGTACCTCCACCTATAACAATTATATTTTTCATATTAAACTAACTTTTTTAATTGATGATGGCCAAACATTCAACGAATATCTTAGACCAGATTCTATAGTATCAACCGAATGTGTTATATTAGAATCAAATATAAACACACTTCCCAATTCTTTCGGTACTGAATACTCTACTTTATTTATATTGTATTTAACCAACCCTCCTTCATAATTATCATTTAACTGAATAATAAGTGTTATAGTTGCACCATTTATTATCTCATGCTTATCTTCATGTGAATCCAAAAAATCTCCATCGGAATAACGATTAAATGAATACTTTGGAATAGAAGTATATGTTACACCATTGAATGGATTTAACCCATTTGAAATTGATAAAATTTTATCTGATATACTCTTTATACGGGAATCTGATAATACATCATCTATGAAATACCCACCCATTCTTTTATTACCAATGTATTCAGTATCTTCTTCCACCACCACTCCATTTAGGATTCTAGACGATTTCATTTGATGTAATCCATTAGCTTCTCCAACGGAAATTATATAATCACATTCTTCTTTACTTAAAAAGTTTTGAATAAATTTGTAAAACATTATTTATCTTTTAATCCATATTTAATCCACTTATACCATACTCTTTCATGTAGATAATATTGAATGGGTTTATACACTAATTCTGCCACTCCAAATGCAGCCCCTACTTTAATTGAACCACTTACCCACCACATTATACCAAATCCGATTAGAGTTGATATAATACGATATGAGATGGTCTTAGC